GAGGCAGACTTTAACAACAAATTAGAGCAAGAAAGTGCTAAAGCAAAAGATGAATTAACTGAAAAAGTTGACTCATATCTTTCTTATGTCGTTGAAGAGTGGATGAAAGAAAATTCTATCGCACTTGAAAGAGGCATTAAGGGTGAGATTGCTGAAGACTTTATCAGCGGTTTGAAAAAACTTTTTGCTGAACACTACATTGATGTTCCTGATGAAAAGTATGATGTTTTGGAAGAGCAATCTTCTAAGATTGAAGACTTAGAAAAGAAACTCAATGAGCAAATTGAGAAAAATGTTGAGTTAAACAAGGTAAATGGAGATTATACTAGACAGTCTATTATGACTGAAGTAGCTTCTGACCTTGCTGACACAGCAAAAGAAAAATTTGCGAAGCTTGCCGAAGAAATTGAATACTCAGACGCAGAAACTTTTAAGCAAAAGTGTGAAACTATTAAAGAGTCATACTTTGGTAAAAAAGAATCAGTGAATGAGGACTTACATGATGTGGCGGCTGGTGAATCTTCTAACGAGGATTTATCAAATGCAATGGCTGCTTACACCGCCGCTATTAGCAAAACAAAAGACATTAAATTGTCTACAGGTAAATAAGTAAAGGGAGAAATAAGACATGTACTTATCCGAAACACACGAAAAAAAATGGCAGCCTGTACTTGAGCATCCTGATTTACCAGAAATCAAGGATTCTTACAGACGAGCCGTTACATCTGTGATTTTAGAAAACCAAGAAAGAGCTTCTAAAGAAGACCAAGCTTTCTTGTCTGAGGCAGCCCCAACTAACGCAACTGGTTCATCCGTTGCTAATTGGGATCCTATTCTAATTTCATTAGTAAGAAGAGCAATGCCTAACCTTATCGCATACGATATCGCAGGCGTACAACCTATGACTGGTCCTACTGGACTAATCTTTGCAATGAGAAGCAGATACACTTCACAAACTGGCAACGAAGCTATGTTTGACGAAGCTGATACAGATTTCTCAGGCAGAAACGCAGCTGGTTCATCTGTTGATGGTTATTCATCTACAGCGCAATCAGGTGCTAATCCAGGTGCTTTAAACGACAGCCCAGCAGGTACTTACACAACAGGTACTGCTATGACTACAGCTGCTGCTGAAGCATTAGGTGACGATAGCGGAAACGCTTTCGCTGAAATGGCATTCTCAATTGAGAAATCAACTGTGACTGCTAAATCAAGAGCTCTTAAAGCAGAATACACTATGGAACTTGCACAAGACTTGAAAGCAATCCATGGTTTAGACGCAGAAACAGAACTTGCAAACATCTTGTCTGCTGAAATTTTAGCAGAAATCAATAGAGAAGTTGTAAGAACTATCTACACAAATGCAGAAAAAGGTGCTCAAACTGGTAATGTTACAACTGCTGGTATCTTTGACTTAGACACAGACTCAAACGGTCGTTGGTCAGTTGAAAGATTCAAAGGTTTAATGTTCCAATTAGAGAGAGATGCTAACAGAATTGCACAAAGAACAAGAAGAGGAAAAGGTAATATGATTATCTGTTCTTCAGATGTTGCTAGTGCTCTTCAAATGGCTGGTGTATTAGATTACACTCCTGCATTAAACAATAATCTAAATGTTGACGACACAGGCAATACATTTGCTGGTGTATTAAACGGCAGATACAAAGTGTACATTGATCCGTACTCAGCAAATAGCTCAGCAACACAATACTATGTTGTTGGTTACAAAGGTACTTCACCTTATGACGCTGGTATGTTCTACTGTCCATATGTTCCACTACAAATGGTGAGAGCAGTTGGTCAGGACACTTTCCAACCAAAAATTGGCTTCAAAACTAGATATGGTCTTGTTGCTAACCCATTTGCAGAAACAGGTGCCGCTTCAGGTGCTGTGTCAGCTGTGAATGACGCTGGTTCTGCTAACTCAAACAGATACTACCAAAGAGTTAAAGTAGCTAACTTGATGTAATATCAATTGAGTTGTTTAATCAACTTCAAAAAGGGCGGCCTTAAAAAGTCGCCCTTTTTTTTGGCCTTCCTCCTAAATGGATAAATATTAGTATGACTACTACAAATGCATACGATAGACAACCTACTAAATTTGATTACGCTTCACCTACACAGTTTAAGTTTTCATTAGTTAAACTGCCTAAAGTGGAGTATTTTTGCACATCCGTAAATATTCCAGGTGTTTCACTTGGTAGCACAGTACAAAAAACACCATTTGCAGATATCAAACTACCAGGAGATAAGGTAGATTTCTCTCCACTGGTGATGACTTTCTTAGTTGATGAGAACTTAGAGAACTATAAAGAGATACACGGATGGGTAATGGGTATTGGTTTCCCTAAAGACTATTCACAATCCAGAGAATTGTTAAGTGCTGGTTCTGATAGATTTCCAACTACAACTGGTGCTAATTTAACAACCGATCCAGGTAAAGTTAAATACGGACCTACTTCTATTGGTGGTGTATTTTCAGACGCTACATTAACAATCTTATCTAGTAAGAATAACGCTGTACAAGAAGTAAGATTTTCTGAGGTATTTCCTACAGACTTATCTGGTTTATCATACAATCAACAAGCGGCTGATATTGATTACTTACAGGCAACTGTTACTTTTGGTTATAAAATATATGAATTTGCAGGTGTAGGAGCCTCAACAACAAGTATTGTAAGCTCGTAAAAAGCTTTACATTTTTAAATAATTATGTTATATTGGAGATATTATGGATTTAGAAAAACTACAAGAATTAGCTGATAGTGATTTGAAGATTAATGATGTTGAATTAGACCTTGAGTCTTTAAAAACACCTCAGTTACACAACAAATATATGAAACACTTAACTAAGTTTAAGTTAATGCTTAGTCGTGCTGAAGGCGATTTGTATAATACCAAAAGAGAACTTTGGGAATATTATACAGGTAAAGCTGATGCCTCAGTGTATGCACAAAAACCTTTCAACTTTAAATTATTAAGACAAGATGTTGACCAATATATTTACTCAAATGAAGAGTATATAAAGGCAAAACAAAAAGTAGATTACTTACAAACTTGTGTTGATTTTTTAGATAGAACAATTAAACAAATTTCAAATAGAACCTTTACTATTAAAAACGCAATTGATTGGCGTAAGTTTACTAGTGGTGCCATTTAATGTTTTTACAAAAATTGTATCATATAAAAGAAGGCATTGTACCTAGTAGTCTATGCGATAAAATCATTGCTGATGGTGAAGATAAAAATATATCAGAAGCCACAATACAAGACGGTGATAAATCAAATAGAAAATCAAAAGTTTCTTGGTTAGATGATAATACATTAAAAACATCATTGATTAATTTAATAACAATTGCTAATAAAGAAAGTAATTGGAATTTTGATATTACAGAATTTGAACCATTACAATATACAATTTACAATAAAGGTGACCATTATGATTGGCACATTGATACACACGCAAAACCATATGACAATGGTTTAATTCGTAAGTTAAGTTTTACTATGTGTTTAACAGATGACTATGAAGGTGGTGAAATTGAATTAAGTCAACCACATCCTATTTCAAGTAAAACAAAATATTTTAAATTAGATAAAGTTTTTAAGAGAGGCACTATGATTGTATTTCCCTCACATGCTTGGCATAAAGTACACGAAGTAACCAAAGGTACTAGAAAAGTATTAGTTGGTTGGGTCGTAGGCAAACAGTTTTCATAAAATGACAAACACTAGATATTTAATTATAGACAAGAAAGATGATGTCTATTTAAAAATAGAAGCTGATGAGGACATTCGTAGAGAGTTAGGTCAATTCTTTACATTTGAAGTACCTGGTTTTAAGTTTATGCCACAGTACCGTAGTAGGGTGTGGGATGGAAAAATCAGATTGTTCTCTTATCAAACAGGTCAAATTTATGTTGGTCTATATCCTTATATTCTAAAATGGTGTGAGGACAATGATGTACAAGTTGTTGACGGCAGTAAAATTATAGATACTAAGGTAGACGAAAAAAAAGTTGACCAATTTATTCAAGCGTTAAAGATACCTTTTAAGGTACGAGATTATCAAAAGGAGGCATTTATATATGCAGTTAGAAAAAATAGGGCTTTATTACTTTCACCCACCGCTAGTGGAAAATCTCTTATTGTCTATCTTCTTGTTAGGTTTAACATTCTTAGGTTAAAAGAACAAAAGAAGAAGATATTAATTATTGTACCAACCACATCATTGGTTGAACAATTGTTTAAAGACTTTAAAGATTATGGCTGGTCGCCTGAAAGAAATGTACATAGAATTTATCAAGGCCACGATAAAGAAACAAATAAACCTGTAATCATATCTACTTGGCAATCAATCTATAATATGCCAAAGAAATGGTTTAAAGACTTTGAAATGGTTGTAGGTGACGAAGCACATTTGTTTAAGGCCGTTTCACTTACAAAAATATTATCTAAACTAGAAAAATGTCCATATAGAATTGGTCTTACAGGTACTTTAGATGGTAGTAAAACTCACAAGTTGGTATTAGAAGGACTATTTGGCACTGTAAATAAAGTTGTATCTACTACAGAACTACAAGAGAAAAAACAACTTGCTGATTTAAAGATATTCTGTTTAATATTAAAACACGGTGCTATTGAGTGTAAACATGTGAGTGGTATGAATTACCAGGAAGAAATGGATTACATTGTACAATCTGAAAAGAGAAATAAATTTATTGTTAACTTGTGTTCAAAATTACAAGGCAATTCACTATGTTTATTTCAGTATGTAGAAAAACACGGTAAAAATCTACATGAACTAATAAGTAAGAAGGCAACCGATAAACAAGTATTTTATGTCTATGGTGGAGTAGAAACAGATGAAAGAGAAAAGATTAGAGAGATTACAGAAAAGTCAGACAATGCCATTATTGTTGCGAGTTACGGTACATTTTCTACTGGCATT